CCCTGACGTCGCGTGGGTCGACGCCACCCTCGGAACCTACGTTCTATCGCTCAGAGCCGCCGATACGGCGACTGTGACGCCCGGAAGGTATATCGTCCGGATCATCGTCACGAGAGCGGCTGATAGCCGCGTGATACCCGTCTATCAAGCGTGGCTAGAAATCCTTGAATCGCCCGGGGACGCTGACCCTCCTACGGTCTATTGCTCCCTCTCCGACCTCTTGCTCTATGCCCCGTGGTTAGAACAAGAACAGACCGTCCATGCTCTGGCAGGGTTTATCTCTCATAGGCACTTGGCGAGAACTTGGTTAGAGAGCATCATACAAGCCCACTGGCTCCAAAGTGGTGCGACCATGTTCGGCGACCTCTTGATATTCTACTTGCCCAATACGTACGGGGCGGAAAGCAAATGGCTTCAACAGCAACTAGACGCTGACCTCTTGATGATTAAACCGGCGACGTTGGAACTGGTCAGCCGCAAGAGTATCCAGTTGATTGCGGAATCGTGTATCTCTCCCTCTACTAAAGACCAGCCCTATAGGGCGTATGCAAGAGAGCAAAAGTGGGAGTGCGACCGGCTGGTCAAGTCCTATATTGCGGAACTGGATTTGAATGATGATGGGATTGCTGAGATTGTGATTGAATGTGGACGCGCCACACTTGCTCTGTGAAAGCTGCCGAAATCTTGTCTTTAGTTGCATCGGAATGGGTCTTCCCCAGCATGCCGCCCACGATGCCGTTTTCTATATTGCGCTTACGTGATGCCGACATTCTTGCCCGTGTTTCATCGCTTACCGGTTTACCTTTGCCCTCTGCATAATATCGCGTTCTCCATTCTGACATCTTCTGTTTCGTCTCTTCGGAATGTGTCCTTCCGGTGTTCGACATGACTAATTTTGCCTTACGCTCCGCAGACAGTTTCTTGCCCGTCATCGCAGCACTCAGTCTTGCTCTTTGTTCATCAGTCATCGGCTTGCCCTTGTTCCCGGGTATTCTCCCCATCATCTTGGCTATTGCTTCTGGTGAGTGCTTCCGACCTGCCATTTCTTTTCCCGCCGGACCAATGTTATAGCCCCGATCCCGGTCTAACACTTTCAGTTCATCTATCCATTTCTGCTCATATTGCTGAAGCAATTCAGAGGACGGCACCTGCTCAAGAATAAAGAAATCAAACGATGCTTCCCCATATCGTATCCACGCTCTTTGCAAGTGTCGGTTACCATGCAGGTCTCGACGAAGTTCCGACCTGTGTTGATTCCATCTAGTTCTAATGTCTACAGATGCCCCTACGTATACCTTACCATTTACATTATTTATGATTCCGTATATCGCGATCATTATCACCCTCCTTGGTCTAGTCCTATTATATCATATCTCGTAAACAGTGCAAGCCGACTAAATAACCTATATGCCTAACATCGACCTGCCCCTCACTGATTCTATTGAAACGCTCATCTATCGCGTCATCACGACCAAGTTGTCGAACGACCCGGTGTTGACCAGAGTGGTGCGAACGATGCACCTCTATCTCGGTTCGCGGAGTGATAGTGAGCCAGTGGGCGACGTGAACTCGTTGCCCTACTTGCTTGTCTACCCCGGTCCGAATCCCTCTGACACGGCAACCGAGCGGCATAGCGAAAGCACGATGATTGTTACCTTTGAAATCGGCATCAATGGGACGAATGCCAGTGACCTCTTGAATCTGTGGAGTGCCATTAGGGTTTGCCTCTTTCCGGGCGATGGAAGTATGAAAGCTCTGATGGATTCGACTAGGAGCGATCGTAATGAGGCGTGGGTGACTCTTCAGTTAGGGCAACCCATATACGCTGCACAGCAATTGCCCGACGGAAGTCAAATGCTGAGCGGCACAGGGGCAGCGAAAGTAACGATATGGCAATCGACAGCGTTGTAAAGGAACAACATGGTGAAATATCAGGACTATACGATTTTATGTGAGGCGGAGTTAGATTACTTGCGAGAGACGGTCAAGAGTGTGCCGGCTGGTGACGTCGTGGTCTGTGGGACGTTAAGGGGGGGCGACGTGATGGCGATGATGGATGTCTCACCCGACCGCAACTACGTGGTTGTGGATTCGTTCAAAGGTCTTTCCGAGCCGCATAAAGTTAAAGATAACGGCACGCCTCACAAAGCATCAGAGTTCAGCATTGAAGGTGGCAGACCGGCATTTGAAAAAAACTTCAAGCGAGCCAAAGCACCGTTGCCCCAAGAGATTCACCAAATGTATATCACAGAGGAAAGTATCAAGGTGGTCAAGGATCGCCCCGTGTCCCTAGTATGGGCTGACCTCGATTTTTGGGAGCCGACGCTTTCTGTGTTTAATCATTTCGCTCCAATGCTGGTCAAGGACGGAAAGATACTTACGCACGACCTTGATTTTTCACATACGCCCGGCATTAGAACGGCTGTCCATGATAGCAAGTTGCCTTTCGTTCGTGTTGAACCGTTTAACATCGGCTTGTATGTAAAGCGATCATAGTTTGCCAGTAGAGGACTAGATATAGATTGTCATGACAGACAGTTAATTCATATATGAAGATGGAGGTGTGTGATTCGTGAGATTTGCAAGATATGGGCGGAAAGCACGTATGGCGTCTTTGGCGGTAGCGGCTCAAATGGAACAGGTTGGGTAGTGGTCGAGTTGACGCAGGCGAACCCTTATAGTGTCCGCCCCAAACCTATTCAGAAAACTATCCGAGGGTCGAGCGGTGCCAATCGAGTATCCAAGTTGTTCTCGACCCAGACGGGATTGAGCGGAAATCTAAACACACTATTATATCCTTCACAAGCGGCTTTCTTCATGAAAGCGGCTACGGACATTACCACGACTCCGGGCGACCTGCAGAGTTACACCATTGACCATTATATCCAGAAGGATGACACGTCAGGGACGGTTGATTACACCCGACACGTTGGGTGCAAAATTGAGCAAGCCCACATCTCAGGCACAGCGGATGATGTGACCATGAAGTTGGAATTGATGGTGGTGGCACAGAAGCCGGTCACGATTACTTCCTCTGATTTCCCTGTGCCTGCCTCTACTGACTTCCCTGCCGGGCGACCTTATTGCTTTACGGACACGGCGACCGGGTTGACCCTCGGAACGTTGCGAGCCGATTACGCTGGCTTTGACTTGACGATTAAGAACATCCTTGACCATCCCTTCTTTGAAACTCAGTATATCGGACGGAACCGTTTTTGCGGGCGCGATGTTACTTGGTCGGATAAGTTGCTCTACAAGTCGGCGGCTGATAGAACCGCGTTTGAGGCGACCACGCCCTTCACTTGTAGTGCCGTTTTGGCGGGAACACCTGCCACGACCTTTACACTTCAAGGGGCTAACTTCCTTTCGGCGGTTGACGATTCCATCGATTATTCACATTGTTTCTACCAAGATTTAACGTGGGTCAATTGTCTCGACCAGTCCTCCGGTCTCGATCTTGTTGTAACCGTTGCTTGACCAATACGCAGAGTTTTTGACCGCTTTGACCGGTCAAATATTTTGTCATCTCGATACTTGACTTACGAGTTGGGTAAGCGATAATGCTTCAAGCGGAATCCCTTACCCAAGAGGACAACAGCATGCTGTCGTTCAAGTGTGAGCAGTGCGAGTCGAATCGGTTGGAAGAAATCGTGATGGGCGCGACACAGAGCAAGCCCATCTTGGACATCATCGACGACGGGGAACCTGTCTACGGCACCATGACCACTGATGGGGGGGAAATTGCTGGGTTTCAGTGTGCGGATTGCGGCTTGCTTGTCAAGAACGACGGAGAGACGATCCACACTTACGAGGAACTGGTGAGGGTGCTTGCTCCATAGGGCAACCCTTGACTGTCTGGTGAGGAGTCAGCCCCTAGTGTCTTAACCGGCACTAGGGGCTACAGTAGAAACAGCCCCTAGTGTCTTAACCGGCATTAGGGGCTGTTTCTATTTGCCCGTCTGACACTCTACATATTGCATGATGACATGGACGGGTGAAGCGGTCTTGAAGGATATTCACAGGCGGCTAGGTAAGGGGCTGGACAAGTGCGCCAAGACGCTGGCGACTGAGGTTCAAAAGCAAACGCCTTTCAGGACTGGTTTCCTCCGTGCGAACACGACCGTATTCAGTGTGGACAAGGAAGCGTTAAAGGCGGTCGTCAAGTGTGGCGCACGCTATAGCGGCTTTGTTCACGAGGGTTATGCTCCCAATGGTCACAGACCGGCTAACCGCTTCTTTGACCCAAGAGGCATCATCTACGCTTTGCCCAAAATGGCGGACGATTTGAGAGGAGAGTTTTAGTGGATATGTTAACGAACAAGGCAACAGTGACACTTGGCGGTAAGGAATGGCATGTATCACCACTTACCGTGGAGGACTTGGCGGAACTCCAAACGTGGGTCTATTCCAAGTTAGACGACCCTATCAAGGTCGCCCGGGAGTGTGCCGAAGGGATGCCGGAGAATGTGGTCAAGGAACTCATGACAATCGCCTATGAAGATGTCAGGTCGGGGTCAAGAAAGTTGGGAAGCCCAGACGCGACCAAGTTGCTTGGAACCTTTGACGGCTTCATAGAACAGGTCTACCTGCACACTCGCAAGAATCATCCTGATATGGATCGGCTCGCATGGAACAAACTCATCAATGAGCAAGTCGACGTGGAACTCGCTGTCATCGTAGACAAGTTGAAGGAGAAGGAGGGCGGCGCGATCCCAGACCCATCGATTGGGGAACCTACTTTACCTACTTCGCCCGACGATACCAGTGGACGCCCCGAGACGTCCGACAACTAACGGTCTTGGAATTGAGAAACTATTTGACTGACCCACTTGAGGACTGATGCCCAATTATAAGATAGCCACTCTCACTGCTGACATCTTGCTAAAAGACCAAGCGTTTAATGCAACGCTTAACCGAGTGCATGGGCAACTTGCTGACCTTAACAAGATGATGCAAGAGGTTGGCGGCTTTGGTGGCGGCGGAGGTGGTCGCTCTGGATTCGTGATCGCCATTGATGCCTTGCAACTCTTCAAGGATGCCGCTAACGCCTTGATTGCTCCCATGAAGTTTGCAATCAAGACGGCTATTGACCTTGAATCTCGGTTTATCGAAATCAGGAAGACGACGGGGCTGGTAGGAACCGCTCTGGATTCCTTCAAGACCAAATTGGGAGAACTCTCGACCACGATGGCGGGAGCCAAGTTCACGGAGTTGACCGACATCGCTGAGATGGGCGGTCGTATGGGCGTGGCGGATGAGAAACTCATGAAGTTTACGCAAGACATCGGCATGCTACGGGTTGCCATTAGCGACATACCCGCCGAAGAATCGGCAACCAAGATTAGCCGCATCTTGGGTGTCTTCCATCTTGGCACTGACTCAGCCCTCTCGTTTGCGTCGGCACTCGCCCGGCTCGACTTGGCAAGCACAGCAAGTGCGAGAGAAATCCTTGATGTGACCAGACGGCTATCAGGAACAGCGTCGGTCTTGGGTATCACACCTCAGAAAGTTCTAGCCCTCTCGACCGCATTGATTGAGAGCGGCGTGTCTATGGAGGTGGCAGGCACGAGTATGAGCATGGTGTTTGCCAAAATGGCGACCCATACACAACTCTTTGCGGATGTCTCTGGCAAGAGTTTGGGACAGTTCACCAGAACCCTCCGTGCCGACCCGATGGTCGCTCTCAAAGAGTTCCTTGATGGTCTTGGTCAGTTGGACGCATTGGAGCAATTCCGAGTGCTTGACGAGATGAAGTTAAAGGGACAGCGTGCCATGGCGACCTTGCTTCAACTGTCCTCCGTCATGGGTAGAATGCCGGGTTTCATCAAGATGTCAGAGAGCGAATGGAAGTCCCAAACCTCGATTCTCGATCAGGTGGCATTGCAAGCGGAAAAGACGCAATCGCAAATCGACTTGATGAAGAATCACCTCCTGTTATTGGCTGACCAGATTGGCGGCTATACGCTTCCGATCCTCAAGGCACTCGCCATTGCTGTGGGAGATGTAGCGTCGGACGTCAAAGGAATATTCAAGAACAATGATGAGGGTATCAAGGCATTCGCGGGAGGTGTGGCGGACGCTTCTCGCTATCTCAGTATATTCATTACTGATTTCCGGACGGTCATATCGCTAACGAAAGAGTTTGCGATTGAAAAATGGATGCAGTTTTCTACCATCATGGGACGCATCGGGACGGATGTAGGGAAGAACATGGTGGTCGGCTTTGGTAATGCGTTCACAGTCATTAAGAACCTGTTCACAACGCTGGGAACATTTTTGGGTGACCTTTTCACACAGGTCGGTTTGAACATAACGGCTCAGATTTCTAATGCGTTGACGGACGCAACCATCAACTTCAGTCGGGCGATGGCGATGATGATGGATAAGATTCCGGGCATGGGTGGAAACAACGTCAGGGACTTTGATAAGGCGCAAGCTTTGGCTGGACCGGCACGCTGGATTCCAGTTCCGCCAATTATCCCGAAACTCGGGGGTTTCAATCAAGCGGGACTGATGGGAGGTGTGCAAGCGATGCCCGGATTTGGCAACCCGTTGCAACCCTTCCTCCCACAGAACCCTGCTATGGTTCCATTACAAGCGAAACTCATTGATGCACTTGCCGAGAGAGAAGCAGCAGCGAATGCCCGACGCAAGGCATTGAATCCGAATCAGATTCAGCATACCGCACGTGAACGGCTCAATGTTGATCGGTTCTTGGAAGGTGCCGAAGAGTTAGACCCTGACCAAATCTCCGAACGAGAAGCACAGCAACAGTTGAACAATAGAGCGAGAGCGAGGGCAAGAGCAGACCGATTAGTTCGGGCGGGACGTCAGAAGGATGGTCGGCGGGAAGATCGGTT